AGAAGCAGAAGTTCCTGAGAGTGGATACAAGACTGAGCAGTTCTACATTGTACCCACTGATCCAGTTACTGGTCGTCCGCTAGAAAGCAAAGGCATCAATGCAGACGATACCAGTTACAATGCAGACAACACTGATGCTAGTGCAGATGCTAGACGTATTACTCCGCTTAATGCAAATAGTTACAGCGGATATCTAGTAGGCGATGGTCTAGCACCAAACGGAGAGCCGATTAGCATGGGCACAAGTTTTCCAAGCGACGCACAAGAAGGCGACTATGTACTGCGTCTAGACTTCTTACCTAATAGACTGTTTAGATACAATGGCAATCGTTGGACTAAGGTAGAGGATGATGTGCGTAGTAAACTTACACCGGGCACTGGCAACACACTCAGAGACGGATTTATCAACAACACTAGCACGTTTACAGCAGACGATAACACCACTGCAACAAGTAGACAGAGTCTTAGTGACGCACTGAAACCTAGGGAAGACTAATGGCACAACAGTTCTTTTATGATGAACAGATAAGACGCTTTTTGCTACAGTACATTCGTGCATTTAGCAACTTCCAAGTGGAGTATGGCAAGGATCGTGATGGCAACACAACACTGCTTACAGTGCCTGTCAAGTATGGCGATGCTACACGCATGGTTAGCAGTATTATCCGTGAGAACAGTGAAAACAAGATTATACCTACACCAATGATTAGTTGCTACATAACAGGTCTAGAATACAATCCAGAGCGCAGACTGGACCCAAGTTTTATAGATAAAAAACACATTCGCATGCGCAAGTTTGATGCAAACACTAACAGTTATACTACCCAACAGGGTAATGCATTTACAGTAGAACGACTAATGCCTGTGCCCTATACACTGCAAATGTCAACAGATGTATGGACCAGCAACACCACTCAAAAACTACAACTCATGGAGCAACTGCTTGTGCTTTTCAATCCAGCACTTGAAATACAAAGCACAGACAACTATTTGGATTGGACAAGTCTAAGTTATATTGAACTACAAAATGTACAGTTCACCAGTAGAACTGTGCCTGTGGGTGTTGATGAACAAATAGATATTGCAACACTACAGTTTAACGTACCAATCTATCTTACTGCACCTGCAAAAGTCAAAAAACTAGGTGTTGTTAACAAGATTGTTGCAAGTATATATGATGACAACGGCGGTATTGCTGATGGCGTTATAGATGGCAGTATACTGCTAGGCGACCGTATGAAGTTTACGCCAATGAACTTTGGTATAATAGTATTGGGTAACACTATTCAAATACTTGATCGTAACGAAACTACAACAAACAAAACAGACTATACACCACTGGATGATCCACCTGAGAAGGTAGGAGACGATGATGTAACTTGGGCCGCACTAATAAATCAATACGGTGAACTACAGAGTGGACTTAGTCAAATAAGACTAGAAACAGGTGGTAGTGCAGAGATAGTAGGCACTATTGCTTTCCATCCTAGTGATCCATATAAACTGCTGTGGACTGTGCAAGCAGATACTATACCAACCAATGACATTCCTGCTGTGCTAAAGATTATTAATCCATTGCGCAGTGCGCCAGATGCAGGACTAGCAACTGCCGTTCAAGGGCAACGTTACCTTATACTTAATGCTATAGGCGATGCAAGTAATACTGATGGACCAGATGCATGGGGCGATCTAGTAGCAGGCGCAAACGATATCATCGAGTACAACGGGACAGAATGGCAAGTATCATTTGACAGCAGTGCTGAAGCGGGTGTACACTATATGACTAACACCAATACAGGACTGCAATACAAGTATACAGGCACAGAATGGGTAAAATCCTATGAAGGCGAATATCGAGCAGGCGACTGGAGCATCGTCATTTAACAGCAGTGTAGGCGCACTGTTCTTAAGTAAAACAACTGCACGTTATCTATTTGTACTACGCAATGGTGCAAAGTATGATAGCATGTGGGCATTTGTTGGCGGCAAAGTCGAACCTAACGAAACAGAGTACACTGCACTACAGCGTGAGATTTCGGAAGAAATAGGCTTTCTGCCAGATATTATTAAAACTATTCCAGTGGAAAAGTTCACAAATAAAAAGCAAAACTTTACCTATAGCACATATGTCTGTGTAGTAGAGCAAGAGTTTTTACCTACCCTGAATCACGAACACAAAGGTTATGCCTGGAGTAAACTAGACAGTTGGCCCAAGCCACTACATCCAGGTGTGTTTACTACTTTTCAGATACAAGAGATTATTAGTAAAATAAAAACAATACAAGATCTAATGTGCGATAGCACCTAAACTTGCAAGATTGATGTATTCGTGCCAGTGCAGTTTCTTCACATTGGGACACCAGTTGTATTGTTCTGGCATGATAGTGTGTTTTGCACTTACCCAGTAAAACTGCACATCACTGTAGGTCAAAAACGTTTTACAGTTTTCTGAAATAAACTTGTTGTTGGCACCTTCTACATCTGCAGGCCCATAATCTTCGTAGTACACATTATCGTCTGGTGCCGTGTATGTGTCCATACCTATCATGTAGATCTTTTTGTGCCCGTCTGCACAGGCTAGTCTTAATGCAAGATTGCCTGCACTTGCACTGTAGAGATGTGGATACAGATGAAAATGACCAGGGTATGTTAGAATATTTTTTACATTGCTGTAAACAATATTTTTATCACCATAGTTGCTTTCAACTAGTTCTTTGCATATTGTTTTGTTAGTACAGACTAGAAATGTGGGATTAAAGTCTCTGAATAGCAGGTTACATCCGTAACTTTGTCCTACACTTCTTACTTTTTCACCGCCAGTTTGTCCTGTAAGAAGCACAAGGTCTAGCCATAGTCTGCTTGGACTATTGCCTATTACATGTGCAATACTGTCATGGTCGTTGTTAAAGATAGTTCTTTCAACCCAAGTCTGTGTGTTTGGGTCTTTTCTATCTTTCCAACTTGTGTTTATGCTTACCATCTCCCCTAGGTAATCTGCGGTGTAAAACCGACCTTGGGGCATGTTAGTTGATTCCTACTGCTACCTCAATAACACCGGCTTCTTCACCAGTCTTATCTTCTACTGCTTTACCTACAATACTTCCTGCAGGAGGACTAATGTTGTCCTGACCGCTCCAACTACAGGCATGACCAGGTGTATCACTAGACACCATGAGATCACCTTTTTGCACACTACCCACTACTTTTGCTGGTACACGACCAAGCAGTGCCATTGCAGGAAACAGTGGATCATCTCTGCCTTCTTTGGGACTGTTCATTACAGCATAAGGTTCCGTGCTTACAATACCCGCAATGCGTTTACTGGTAGGTGAGTTGCTTATAGTAACTTCAGCATCTCCGCCAAACACCAGCAGTGTGCCGGGCTCATAGAAGTCATCTGCACGATAGCGTTCTGCCACGTCAGCGTACTTTGCTTGTTTAGCGTTTACTTCAAATCCACCTGCTGTACTACCATCGTGTACACGCAAACTATCTACATCAGTGTCAACACTAAGTTCGCCGGCGGCGCCTGTAAAACTGTTGTTTTGTGAAGTTGTTCCTCTGCGAAACTGTAATACTGTAGGCATTTCTTACTCCTGTTATATACCTTATTTATTAACTCAATACACCAAGATCTACACCAGTGCCTGATGAGTCTTGCACACTACCAATCGGATCCATAAGACTAAACACTGTACCCAAGTTAACACCAAATGCATCAGTACCTCCTGCTTCAAACGGTGTCTCTGCACTGCCTGTGTTATTGGTTTTTGATAGATCAAAGTCACCATCTGCACCTGGACATGTTTGAATAGTACTGTTAGGAAAACTAGATCCACTGCCGCCACCACTGCCAGGATCAGCCCAACTAAGCACACCTCCACCATTTGTTGCTAGTACCTGATCAGCAGTACCATCGCTGTTTGGTAGTGTCCAAGTTAAGTTACTACCAATAGTAGCAGGTGCGGCAAATGCCACATAGTGACTGCTATCACTGTCATAAAACTCTATGGCAGCCTGTGCATTTAGTCTTATATCTGTAGTAATCTGTGGACTTGTAAGTGTTTTGTTTGTTAGCGTTTTTGTTGTAGCACTAAAATATGTGTCAATGTTATCAACATCAACTTGTTTCATAGTGCCTGCATCGTTGTAAACAACTCTATCGCCACTTGCTACTGTGGTGGCTGTGGCACTAGTATTACCATCAATAATGTTGATTTCAGCAGTAGTAACAGTTGCGCCATCTAACTTGTTTATTTCTGCCGCAGTTGATGTGATTGCAGTGCCAGCGATCTGTAGTGTTGTAGCATTCACTTCACCACTTGATCCATATATGACTGCTTTGCTATTTACAATAGTGCCTGCACTTGAGCCATCAACTAGATTAAGTTCTGCACCGGTTGATGTGATTGCAGTGCCACCATAGTTTAGATTGCTTGCTCCAATGTTGATTTCACCTGTACCTTTTGGTGTAAGGTTAATATCAATGTTATCATCGCCACCAACAGCGGCTAGATCAACAGCATTACCAGTTG